ATAGAAGTGGTTACGACCCATAGGCGTGCCAATAAACTACGCATCACCCTTTTAATCCGCCAAGGCAGGTCTTAGGTTTTGTTCCCAGACCTCCGGCTTCATGTCGGCATACTCATCCATTAAGAGGTAGTAGAGGCTGACACCACGCATAGTCTCCGGCCTGTCAGCACCCTTTAGGGCGATGGTAATACCGTTGACTAACTTTATCTGTAGGTTGTTTACATGGCTGGAACTAATGACTGGATGACCAACCTCCAACAAAGCCTGCCACATAATGTCCCTAGCCTGACCCTGTGTAGGGGCAACATAGAATATCTGACCACGTTTTGCTTCCAACCCTTTAACAATTAACTTCCAAGCAGCGTAGCGAGACTTACCTGTACGACGACCCGCAGCGACAACCTGAAAGCGCTTATTGTCCGCCCACACCTGCTGTTGCCACGGTAGGAGAGAAATATTTAAGTCTGTCATTTAGTATGTCCAAACTACGGGTGTAACGTTAGAATCACCACTAGCCCTGTCGTCCACATGGATAAATGTACCAGCCACTCCAATGCCAGCAAACCCAAGGGCGATTGCCTGTTCAATAATCTTGTACTTTTCTTTTCCGCTAATAGCTCTGATGTCCGCTGCAATACCTTGGGCATGTGTTCCGGGTTTCCTCTTTGCTCTCTCAATAGTGTGGTTAGGGCTACGATAGCCACTAGTAATCACAAAGGGAAAACCACAGGCTTCTCGAAGTAGGTCGAGTCTCTCTAAAAACTCTGGTTTCATTTCATTTTGATTTGTTTCTTGACAGTTGAACTCACTCAAGGCAAAGTACTTAGGGTTATACATCGGTGAACTCTCCGTCAATAATATCTTGCTCTTGGTCTGTGTTCTCGGAGATGACAGTAGTCTCACCACCGACACCTGTGATTGATATATTAATACCACCCTTGGCTCCTCCAGCTTTATCCTTTTCAAAGTAGCTGGCTGGTAAGACTCTATCCATTACTAGCTTCCATGCGGCTGCCTGATTCTTATGGTCATCATCCAAGGCTGCATCAAAGATAGACTCTAACACCCTCGCTGACTTAGGGGACGTTAGCATCCTTGACTTGTATTCATTGATTATCGCTGCGTCACCCTTTGGGCGACCCCTAGTGCCAACGGTTCCCCGCTTGCGTGAGACAACCTCAGACTTGGGTGGACGACCTCTACGTTTCTTAGTAACGGGCAAATCGTCTTTTTTATTTTCGGTAGACAAAAAACTTCTCCTTAGGTTACCTAAGTATACTTTAGTATACCTTAGACCTCGTTAGGTTTATACTTTGTTTATAGTCTTTAGTTAGTAACAAAACAACAAACTAAACTAAACTAATCTATACTATAGTACTATTATAACATATTCTTAGGCAAAAGTCAAGCTTTATTTTAACTAATTTACCAATCAACATTAAAGTCTATTCTGTTGTCTCCCTACGTACCCGCCGAACCCCAATAAAATCAATGACTTAGGCTTACTTATGTATACTTATGGTTATTGCCTTTTATGTTACTTATGGTAACACTTATTGTCCTTTTTCCAAATAGCTACTTTTTTGTATCTAGGGGGTTACCGTAACAGTACCACAGCACCGTCAGCCCCCCCGCCCCCCTTGTAAATCTCTAGCATACACCAGTCAGCCTGTCAATCCCTAAGGGTGACCACGGGGTCAGATGTAGTCACGAGTAATCCTTGACGGAGGGAGTGTGAGTGTGCTATATGATACCTACAGGCATACCCCAGCACACCCAAGCCAACACTGCAACCAATACCTGTGACTATCTTTAACTGATTGGTCACGCTAATGTTTGACACGGGTTGTAGTCTGTGGTATTCGCGCGCGCCCGCTCTTTATCCTTTGGCTGTGAAAATTAATTTAAAATAGTTATTGACAGTGTATTGCGTTTTGATATAATGGCCTCAACAAGACAGAGAAACCAACCCAACGCACCAAAACGGTGCAAAGGAGCAAACAAGATGAACGATACAAGTAAAACTCTATTACGCCTTTTACCTGAGCTTTCCGACGAAGAACTGCGCGTCCTGTTTGGTCGCCTAACGCTCAATATGTACGGAGCTGATACCAGTGACCAGATGGCGGACTTCGTGATAACTGAGCGCAAAAGACGCGAAGCATTAGCGGCCTAAACCAAACGCCCCGCAAGGGGCAACCCTAAGAGGTGATAAAATGAGAGCTTCAGACCAGATTAACGTTAATATACTAAAGCGCCACATTATGGGCGAAATAGAGTTGCAAGGTGGATTCCACCATATCCGCCAGTTAAACCATCCCGCAGACCTGTACGCCGTAGCATGGGCGCGTAACTGGTATGAAGGCCATTGCTATGCGGAAGAGTACAGCGAGGCCGCTATTGTACAGCTCTTCAAAGAGTTTAAAGAACAGGCCAGTTATGACGACGAATGAGGGTTGTTTTATCGGTGGCATTCGCCTAGAGTGCTATCTATTAAACCAATCAACGCAACTTAACTTAATAAGGTGATATTATGAAAATCAGTAATGTAGGCTCGAATATGACGGAATTGGCAACTAATAGCGGAGCAGTGATTTTGTTCAGCTACTCAACACCAGTCGCGGCAATGCTACCCTCTGGTCAGTATGTTAAAACTAGCGAATGGTACTCACAAACCACAACGCGCCACATCAACAAATGGTTGCAGGGTGTCTCTGCTAATGTTGAGACACGTAGCCCAGAGTTTATTTCTAACCTAACAGAAAAGGCGGCATAATATGACTATTCAACTAGCAAATAAAGACGGTTACAGATTCGGAGAGCAGGCGTATCTAGTCGGTAATGAGTTCGGGGTTCTATGTGTCTCATATGGTAATAATGAGCAAGAGTCCTTAGACAATGCAGTAGACGCGGGTTTATTAGATTGTCAGTTGATGTCGGAGGCTGACCATGCAGAATATGAGGCGAACGGGTGGCAGGACTCGTATATATACGCAGGCAATGCTAGCGAGCCTTTTTGGTCGGAGTACCTATGGATTAAACCTGCAAGCGAACGTAAAAGTGAGGCGGCATAATATGACTATTGAAATAGGAACAAAATTTATTAAACAGCGCGGAAAGCATACCAACAAGGAACGCGTAGAAACTGTAACGGATATTTTAAAAACATATAACAGCGCGGGCGAACTGGTAAAAACGCGCTACGTGACAGAGCATGATTTTCTAGGGCAAAAGGTAACAGACAGCGACGTCTGTTTGGTTACAATTGTAAAGGGGCTTATATTATGAATAGTGCAAAGCGTAAACAACTACAACAGGCGGCGCGTCGAGAGGCGCGCTTGAATCTGGCTACCAGTGTTACCGGGTGGTCTATAATAGCGGGCTTGGCGGCATTTATATTGCCCATAGGTTATGAGCTGTTAATTGTCTTAATGACGATTTAACGGCTTTTAACTATAACCAATAGGGCAGCATAGGTTACCCTGTTAAAACGGCTTAGAATTGATTATATGAGGTCTGACAGCATGAACTATACAGAGTTTAAAAAACAGCATGACATATTGATAACAAAAATTATATTTACAAGTAATAACCGGGCTGATACACTGGTCGAGAGCTTGGAGCGTTTACGCTTAGAATATCGGGAACATTTTAACCAACTATTGAGGGCTTTATGATGAATAGATGCAGAGTGAGTGAAGAGGACGCAAGAGACACGTATTTTGACGGTGAGGAGGACATAACAGACCCTTGTTCCGGCGTTAAAGAGCGCGAAAGGTTTAAGAAAATACTTGAAGACATCGAACGACTCGTTTTAAAATTATACAGTAATAAACACTTTAAGCCGGACACAGACGACTTAGAAGCGGCACTTTATTTATATAATGAGCTAAACTGCCATACGAGAGGCGAGGAGCTATGATAACAGACAATACAACAGAGAATGACTTACTAGCAGAGACTATTGAGGAACTTGGGCAAAGCCTAACGGAACTACAGCAGGTCATCGCGGACATTAAAGAACAAGTGAACTATCGAACGGAGGTTGACTGATGCAGGACTTAGAACATAAAATTATTGAATGGCATAGGGCGCGAAACTTAATCGAAGGGAGTAGCGACCACCAACAGTTTGAGAAGTTATTGGAAGAGGTTGAAGAACTACGATTAAATATCATGACCAGTCAGCCTATCGTCGATGACGTAGGGGATATTATTGTTGTACTAATCAACCTCTGTGAGCGTAACGGTTTGGCCCTTGAGGAGTGTATGGCACACGCCTACAACGACATAAAAGACAGACGAGGACAGATGGTCGATGGGCTGTTTGTTAAAGAGAGAAGAGACGAGAGCAGGAGTATACAAGATGCAGTTTAATGTAGCAGGAATGTTTTTAAACGTAGAGCCTAGGTTCGGTATTGGGTTGGACATAGAGAGCGTAGAGAGTCGCCCGGTGT